AGGGTGCAGAAAGAGGGAAAATGATAAAAGCTAATATCGATTCAATACCCAAAGGCAAACTGCACAAACTAAAAAAACTAAAGAAGAAGAAATAGGAAGCGCAAATGAACGGAAACGGCAGACAATATATAAATCGTGGAAAAAGATTCTTTGGTATGTCTCGTTCAGAAAAAAGAGCGAATAATATATTAGGGGTCAATCAAAACGGCTTTGGGGTAAAGGGCGCTCATCATAGGTCTAATATCATCAAAACCGTAGATCGTTATCTTGATGGCTCGGCTTACGATGGTTTGTCAGATTGGAGTGAAGGTTGTTATGACGATGATTCATATATCCCAATTGATAAAAGAAAGCCTAAAATCATATTCCCCTTTGCTAAAATCTTCTCTGATCGTGTATCAAGCAAGCTTGTCGGTGCTTCTACTTTTCCAAAGTTCAAGATTGAAGACGATGAAGAAGCCGAGTTCTTTTTAAATAACCTCGTGGTTCCTGGGTCTTTCTTTAAGGCCAAAATGTTAGGAGTAGCAAAAGATTTAATTCTTAGGACTTCTTCTTTTGCTAGATTCAAGTTCTCTGATGGCAATGTTCAGATCATGCGGTATAACTCAAATTACTGCTACCCTGAATTTGATAATTCAGGAGGACTAGAGAAAGTCGATATTAAATATGTCTACAAGACAAACGAAACTGATTCTTCTTCTGGTCAAATGATCAAGCGTTGGTACAAAGAAAGCTTAACCAAAAATACTGATATACTTTACGACAATCCAGTTTACAAAGAAAACTCTGAGCCTGTATTTGAAGTCGTAGAATCTGCCGAACACAACTTAGGCTTTGTTCAGGGAGAGTGGTTTAGAGTCGGTGATGACATTCATTCCCCTGACGGTGAAGATGATCCAATTATCTATCAGATGACTGAGTTTATCGACGCTATCAATTACAATCTCTCCCTTTCTGATCAAGCCGTTAATTACGGTACTGAGCCACAGCTTGCAATATCTGGGATGGACACAGAGGACGCAGAAAGCCTCATTAAATCAGCTACAAAAACATGGCTTCTAGGTCGTGAGGGTAAAGCCGACTTTTTGGAAATTGGAGGATCTGGCGTATCTAATGCAAGGGATCAGCGTGACGATTACCTTAAAATGTTTCAGCATATTGCTAGGGTAGTTTTGTTAGATCCTGAAAAAATGGCAAAGAACGCTCAGTCGGGCAAAGCAATGGAAGTCATGCATGGGCCATTGGTCGAGCTAATTAATGAACTTAGGCCTTGGATGGAAAAAGGCATGATCGGGATGCTTCAAAAGATCTCGACTACAGCTATACTTTTAAACCTTCAAGGCTTTGAAACTCAATTTCTTATGCCTAAAGGTTGGCAGCCTCAATCATTAAATATCAAATCGATCTGGCCTCCAATATTTGAGCTAACAACTCAAGACAAACAGCAGATTGTTTCCATCGGACTTCAGGCCGCAAGTGGTAATGTAATTTCTCGTGATACTGCTCTAAGATGGATTCAATCTCAAGGCGTCGATTTTGGCGTTGATGATTATGAGCTAGAAGTTCAGAAAGTTAATACCCAACAGAAGTTTAATACGTTCATGTTCTAAAAAAGGTGATTATGTTTAGTAATATATGGAATTGGATTAAAGATTTATTCAGAGAAAAAGAGCCGACTAGACCTCATGAGCCTATCGATCCAGTTAAAGATCCTTCAGGTGAACTATCTATGTCTGAAAGAGTTTATGCGGCACTTGCCCAGCATAATGGCATGAAAGAGGTTAGGGGATCAGGTAACAACCCTGACATTGTTAATATGTTCAATGTGGTTACTGGTAGGGATTACCCAGACTCTACTCCATGGTGCGCTTTATATATGTGCTACTGCTTAATTCAGGCCGGGTTCAAAAACTTTAATACTCTCCTGGCCAGAGACTTTATGAAAGTAGGCCGTGAAGTTGATTTAGAGGATGCTGTACGGGGTGATATTGCCGTTTTTAAACGTGGGAATTCATCTTGGAAAGGACACGTTTCTGGGTTCATTAAAGTAGATGGCGATAGAATATTGTGCCTTGGGGGAAATCAATCTGATTCGGTTAATCTTCAATGGTATTCACTTCATGACCTTTTATCCATCAGAAGAATGAGGAAAGAAGATTTATCTGAAGTCAGGGATATTCCAAGTAGGCCAAACATTCCTGATCATGCTGCAACTTCATGGGGTAATGACTTTTTCAGTGAAGCAGAAATGAAAGAAATCAAAAAAATGATTGATGAAAGGCTTTCTGTTCTGAATCCAAAAGACGTTTATAAGTTTAATAAATATTATTCTGACTTAACTATTAATGCCAGGACTGATTTTTGGTTAGTCTTATTGTCGGCCATGGCAAAGAAAGAAAGCAACCATGATCCAAGCCGTGCTTACAAGGAATCTTTTAGGGATACAAGAGGTAATTACATTATTTCTCGTGGGTTATTCCAGTTATCCCCTGAATCAGTAAATGGATATAATAAGTTTGCTAGTCACTTCCCGAAAGTTACTTCATCTACTCTCCATGACAAGATGGTAAATACAAGATGGGCAATTGTGATATTATCAAGGTGGGTAAAGAAAGATGGTGTCATTTATTCAGAGTCCGATCCTTGGAAGGGTGGGGCAAGATATTGGTCAGTATTGAGAAATAATGATCGAACTGAATTTATTATTGAAGATTGTTTAAAGAGGTATTCATGAAGAAATTAAACCTTCTAAAAAAATTGGTCAAAGGCACTGCTGCTGGTGGAATTACAGGTTACTCTGCATCTTTCGTGACAAGTACACCAACAGAGGAAGACAAGAACAGCATTAGAGGTTTACAAGTGGGTGCTGCGTTAGGTGCAGGAATGGCAAGCGCAATCCCTATCGCCAGAAGCAAAACTCTAAGAAAGGCAGGAAAAGCCGCAGGGAAAGTTATTTTCCGTAGAATTGGCGGTCGAGTCGTCCCAATTAGGAGATAATAATATGAGCGATATTACTTTCAGAAAAATTAACGGAAGAATTGTCCCTATCAGAAAAAAAGATGGAAGCAATCCCACAGTAGGGGCCGGAAAAATTACCGCTGGTGCGGCCATAGGTTATTTAGGGGCAAGCTCTGCAACTAAAGACTTAAAAAAGTCTTTTTCTCTATTTAGAAAATCTGCTCAAATTACAGGACTCTCCAAGCTTGCTCAGGCCGGATCTTCTACAAGATCAAAATTTATCAAGAATGCAGCTAAGTTTAAATTAGGTGGAATTAAGAAAGCAAGAATATCTAAAACTAAGTTTGGTCTGGCCTTAGGTGTTTCTAGCTTAGTTATTTCATCAGGTGTAACAGATTTTTTCCCTAGCTCAAATGAATACAAAGATGAAATATCTAGCGCTGTTGGTAGTGTTGTTGCTGCTGGCATTGCTTATAAGGCCGGAAAAAAGTTTGGTCTTAAAGCAAGAAATATATCTGATTTATTTTCTGGTTTTTCTCGTACAGGAAGAATGAAGTCTGGTAAAAAAGTAAGGGATATTGCAAAAACAGCATTTAATCCTAAAAACGTGCGTAAAGGCACTCAACTAGACCTAGGCTTTTAATTATGTTCTGGGACGATATAGACGGCATTAAAACTCTTGAAAGAGATTCAGCAAGGCTTGAAGGTATCGAGTTATCTCAGGCCAGAAAGCTGATGAAAATGTATCAACAGGCAAGAAAAGAAATTATTAATCAGCTTCTTCTCACTCCTGATAACACTTTCACAGAAGCCAAGTTAGAAACAGCGTTAAGGCAAATAGATCAAGCTATGTCGGTTCTTCACTCAAGAATAAGGCCTGATCTTGTTTTTGGTTTCGAAACATTATTTGAGCAGGCCTTAGAAGATTCAGGCAGAGAGATAAACGCTTTTGAAAAAGAATTTAACGGGATTACTCGTGCCGTTCCTATCGATGCAATTATCGCTTCAACAAATCCCGACAATTTCCTATTTAATCAATATGAGGCATCGGTTCAAAACTATTCAGCAAGATTAAGAAATAACTTCCAAAGGGTGCTAGGTCAGTCTTTAGTTCAAAACAAAACATGGTCACAGGCCGTAAATGATCTTAATACCGTTTTTTCTGCTCAAGAATACCAATTGGCAAGAATTGCCAGAACTGAATTGCACAATATTTACAACGTATCGAAATTAAAGGGTTTTAAGGGTATCCAAAATCAATATCTCCCTGATCTTAAAAAAGCTCTTTATCATCCAATGGATTCTAGGACGGGTGAGGATTCAATAGAATTAGCTGAAGATAAGCCTATAGTCGAATTAGATGAACCATTCACTCAATTATACAATGGAAGAAAATATGTTTTTATGACTCCTCCACAAAGGCCTAACGACAGGGCTATTTTAGTACCATATAGGGAGAGTTATGATAAATGAATACCAAGTAACATTAAATAGGGCATGGTAGGATTCATGTAGATAGAATTGACTCTGAAGGAAACTACGAATTTGGGAATGTTCAATTGTTGACAGCTAGTGATAATGTCAAAAAAAGAAATGATGAATATGGTAATCCTACGCGAAGCAAAAAGATATTAGTTAAAAATCTTGAAACAAATGAAGTTTTTAGGGTAGAATCTGTAAGAGAAGCATCAAGAATGTTAAATGTGGCAAGAGGATCTATAAAGAAATATTTGAGAAATGAGTTAAAAAGAAAACCAAAACACAATTATAGTTTTTGTTACGATAAAAGGAGTTAAAATGTTTAGTGATTTACTGTTGAAGAAGTTTAAGATTAAGGTTGCTGGTGACGAGGGCGATAATCAAGATCCTCCAAAAGATCCTCCAAAAGATCCACCAAAAGATCCACCAGCAGACCTGCCGAAAAAAGAAGATGATGATAAGAATGAGGGTGATGAAGAAGAAGATGATGATGGCAAGCTGGACTTGGACTCACTTCCTAAATCTGCTCAGAAGTTGATAAAAAACCTTCGCAGTGAGAATGCGAAACATAGAACTAAGAATAACAATCTCATGACAAAACAAGAGAAGTTAGACAAGGTTCTTAAAACGCTTTCTGGTGAAGAAGGTGATGATGAAGATCCTGAAACAAAGCTAGAAGCCTTGCAACAGAATTATTCATCAGTTGCTACCAAAAACGCTATTCTTGAGCTGGCCTTAGAAAATGGTGTTAATGGTGCTGAAAATTATGAGTATTTTGAATTTCTCATGAGCAAAAAAATCAACTCTCTTGAAGAGGGTGAAGAAATGACTGAGGAAGACGTAGAAGAAATCGTCACAAAATGCTCAAAGGGTGCTGGCAATAAGGCCAACACTAGCACAAAGACAGGGGAGCAAGGTAAAAAGCCTGATGAAAAAGCCGATGAAGTGACTCAGGAAGAGTTTAACAAAATGGGCATGGTTCAAAAGTCTAGGCTTTATCAGAGCAACCCAGAACTTTACAATAAACTGATGAAAGGATTTACAGGAAGGTAAAAAATGAAAAAGATATTAAACGCTCTAATTCTTTTCGTTGTGAACTTAGTTTGCATCGATAGCAATTTTAAGATTGCATCTGCTGGTGATTCAACTAGCTCAAGTGACTTTGTATTCGAGCCTAAAGTATGGTCTGACCATATCCAGGCTTATTTTGACCGCTACCTCGTTTACGGTGCTTTTGCCCTCAGAAATGAAGATCTTAAAGCTGAAGGGACAGGCTTAACGGTTAATTTCCCTTATTTCAAGGCAATTAGTGATGCTGAAGAACCAGCAGAGGATGAAGCTCTTACAGTTGATTCTTTAAGTGATGATTCTTTTAGTGCTACTGTTTTTGAAGTTGGTAAGGCCGTAGGTTTTAAGAAAAAAGCTTTCAAAAAATCTGCTGCAAGCTCTGACAGAATTATGTCAGAAGCTCAAAGACAAATTGCACGAGTCCACGCTGAGAAAGTTGATAAGAAGTTACAAGCAGAAATGCAAACTTCTTACACTCAAGGTTATCTGGCCACTGATGGTGCCGGCACAATGAATATCCGTTCTTTGAACTCGGGTAAAATTGCTGGTTTTGGTGACAAGCACAAGCAATCTGAAGTTTGCTTTATGCATTCTCTTCAGTTTCTTGACCTTATGAATGATACTCAAGCTGGGTTTCTAAAAGCTGATGCAAGCGATCCTATGTACATGGTAGAAGGCTTTGAAGGTCGTATGCTAGGTATGGCAATCGTTACCGTTGATACAGTTGAAAAAGTAACTGATATTGACGGAAAAGATGCTTATAGGGCAATGATAGCCAAGGAAAATGCTTACGGTATTATGAATAAGCAAGACATGGAAATGGATTCTGACAAAGATATTCTTAACCGTGAAATCATCGTTACTGGTAACGAGTGGTACGCTGTTAAAAACTTTGATAGAAAAATTTCTTCTCTTGATAAGAAACTTGCTGCTGTTACAACTACGGTTAGCGTTGCTGACGGGGTGTAATTTACACCTAATGGTTATGGGGCGTTCCATATAAAAACGCCTCACTTTAAATTTTAATTTATCAAGGATTTTAAAATGACTAATCACAACAATAGGCCTTCAGTCTGTGTTTCAATTGCAGCTCTTGACGCTTCAGTTGTATTACCTTTGTTGCTTGCCGACAAAAAATTGAAAGTTCTTTCTGCTAAATACGTTCAAGAAGATGCAATCTCTGCGGATGGGTCTAATTATCTGGCCATGCAGCTTAAAGTTGACAATGTAGCGGTTGGATCTGCTGTTGATACTCAAGCTGGCGTAGCGGCTAGAACTCCCGTTGAGCTTGACTTAGGTTCAGAGCCTCTTTCTGTTGAAAAAGATTCTTACGTTTCTCTCGATGTTACTGAATCAGGAACATTTGCAGAAGGAAGTCCAGGGCTTCTCGTTCTCGATGTTGAAGTAGTAGGTAATTAAAAACAAGGCGGTTGGTTTCTCTCCTTTTACCAGCCGCCTTTTTAAGGAGAAAAAATGAATTACGCAAGAGTTAGAGCAAAACTAAAAGAAAAAAGCAAAGCACTAAGAAGTCTTAGCGGATCTGATAGGGCCAAAGCTGAAAAAACTATCATTGAATCTGAGTCTAAAGATACCGAGTTAAAACCTGGCGAACAGCCAGTTCAGGAATCTGAACCAGGGCCAAGTCCAGTTCAAGAACCAGAACCAGAGCCAGTTCAGGAGTCTGAACCAGAACCAGCAAAATCTTACAAAGGCAAAAAGCGTGGCCCTAAGCGAAGAAAATAAATTCAGAGTTATCTTTGCCCTTTGCCATAATGGTAAAATCTTAGATGAGGGGTCGACTCATTTTAACTCTATAATTGATGATAGATTGAAAAATCTAAATCCTATTGTAGAGACTCAGGTTGCTGATCTTTTGACAAAAATTGAGGCGTCGAGAACTGCCCTTAATACCACTGGTAAAGACAACGTAAAAAGAATTGGTGATATTGAACTTGATACCAAGTTTTCAAGATCGGTAAAAATAAAAGAATTAAATCGTCTTCTTTCTGAACTCTCCAATTTGTTGGATATTCCCAACAGGTGTAAGTCTGGTGGGGGCATGAAATGCCTAGTATTGTAGATGATATAAAATCGTGCACAGACGATATTTTAGGAATCAGGGACGATTTAGGCGCTCTTAAACACCCAATTTACATTTTGACTAGAACTTGGGACGGCCAAGAAATAGGGGATGGCACAGCGGTTGATAATACCGCCCAAATTCTACCTACTCCCTACTTAGTCGACTATTCTCATTCAATTAAGATTAGAGAAGGTGGGGCCATAAGAGAAGGCGATATTGTTCTTAAAATGATCAGTAAACAATCCTACCCAAACGAGTCAGATATTGACTGCACTACGGCCACCGCCAAGATTGAAAAGTTTTATTATATTGATGGTAAAATGTATGAAGTCGTTAGTGTTACCTCTGAATACGTTTACTGGAATGTTCATCTAAGGCGCACGGCCAAGCAAAAAACATATCTATGACCAAAATTGTAAAATTAGAAAAATTTTCAAAAGAATTAAGTGAATACGCTAAAAAAGATATAGAGCTTTATAAAATGTCTGTTATTGATGCCCTTTATAAAAATTTATTAGTATTAATTAAGCAGTCTCCTGTCGACACAGGCCTGTATGCTCAGTCATGGGATCTCATCGTAGAAGAAAAGAGCGCAATCCTGGGAAACTATGCGCCTCATGCTCCTATTATCGAGTTTGGGGCTAGACCTTTTACGCCTCCATTGATGCCGCTCTTAAAATGGGCGAGAAGGGTCTTAAAAAAGCAAGATTTTGACGATCATGTATGGGCGCTTGCGAAATACACCCAAAATAAAATTTCTGAATTTGGTATGCAACCAAAACATATTTTGACAGATTCTATGGATAAAATAATATATGATATAAAAGTTAACCTTAAAAAGAACTTTAGATACGGGAAAAGATGACAATACCAAGCGATATGGCGGCAATTAGAGGCCTGCAGAAATATCTTGAGCAGGAAATGACGGATTTAGAGTCCGTTTATGATGAATTTCCTAATCATAATGAGAAAATGGTTCTTCCTTGTGCTTCAGTCATTACCGTTGGAACACCGACTTTAACCAATTTGATGCCATACACGTTTAAAAAAGAAGTCGATCCAGACAATGCGGATAATGACTTAGTTTATGATGTTATTGGTCAATACGATGCTAGAATACAGCTTGATTTGTGGACAGAGTACAAGATCCAAAGAGGTAGATTACTTGATATATTTGATAATGCTTTAAATAAGCAGCAAATTGAATCAGATTTACCTTCAGGGCTTTCACTTATTTTGTCAGACTACTATAGCGCAATTGCTCGATATGATAATGTGGGCTACACTTATATGGACAGTGAAGAAAATTCACAGAAAGATGAGTGGAGGGTGAAGGTTGATTTGCTTGTTAATTATCCAAAGATAAAGGTAAAATCAATTCCAAGGATAAGCGAAATTAAAATCATTAATCAGATTTCTGATGATAAAAATGTTGGGGATGATAACATTGAATTAGAAGAAGAAATTGATCTTTAGGGAGATAAAATAATGGGAATTTTTAGAACAAACAATCCTTTTCAGTATGATGAAGTTGACGGAATTGTCATTGATGAACAAGCTCCTGAGCCTAATGTTCAAGGCGTTGGAACTGGCGTTGCGATTCTGGCCGGTCAATTCCAGAGAGGTTCATCAGATCTTTCAAGAGTTTCAAGCATTAAAGATTTTCATGAAAGATATGGTAAATCTTCTTATCTTGGAAATATTCAATTAAAAAATAAAAAGTTTTCGACTCTTAAAATTATTAGAGTCGTAGCTATTGACGCTGTTTTGGCGAGTTTAACCGTTGATGATGGAGATTCTACTGATCTGGCCACTTTTTCGGCTAAACATAAAGGCGTTTACGGTAACAGTATTAAGATTACAATTGCCGCTGGGTCGGTTGAAGGAAGTAAATATACTATTGAGGATACCAGCGTAGGAAATGCTGAATTTTTCCCAAAAGAAATTTACGACAATGTTCTTATTACTGGCCTAGCGGCTGCCCTAGAAGATTCTAAACTGGTTAATGTTTCTGTTATCGCTACCTCAGCCGAGCCAGATCCTATATCAGAATCAGCTTTAACAAGTGGATCTGATGGGACTGTTGGTGACACAGACTATGAAACAGCAATGGAAAAAGCCGAGCCTGATTCTGCTGGTAACATTCTTTTCTTAGATGACTACAGCCAAACTAGAAACGGTTATCTAAAAACTCACGCAGCAATAACCCAGAATAAAATGGTAATTTGTGCTGAAGAAGAAGGAGATGCCGTTTCTGATAATGAGACTGACGTAGCTCTATTAAGAGATACTGACGGACGTATTATTTATGCATCAAATTGGGTTCAGACCAAAATTGATGGTAAGCCAAAGTTCACTTCTCCTGCTTCATGGTACGCTTCCATCTTGAGTCAAATTGGGGCGCATATTGATCCTGCATACGCTGGAAATTCTGAATTTTTATTTGGTGTAACAGGTCTTAAGAAAGATCTCACAAGAACGGATTACATTGCTCTTATGGATGCTGGCGTTTCTGCTTTTGAATTTGATAGCGATATTGGTTTTAAGATTAAATCAGGTATTGTTACCCAGATTGCAAACAGTTCAAAGCTTACTGTTGTTCGTAGACGTATGGCCGATTATCTAACAAATAGCTTAGGCCGTTTTTTGAAAGTTTATCAAAACGATGTGAACAGAGCTTCAAAAAGAACGGCTGTTAAAGGGGCCATGCTAAGATTCATCCAAGGCCAAGAGTCTGATGGGATCTTGCCAGGTGATAGCGAAGTTCAAAATGGACTCGCTAAAATCGTAGACATTGATTCAGAAAACACAAATGATTCAATTGCTGCTGGTAGATTTATTATTGTTTATAAGCAGAGAATCTTTAGCAGTATGAGATTTATTATTTTAAAAGCAGAAATTGGCGAGTCGGTCGTCGTTACCGAGGGAGAATAATTACTATGAGAATTTTTAATATAAAAAGTGCTGGTGATGCTTCAATTCGGGGGCATCAGACAAGGTTTGAAATGTACCGAGATGGCGCACCAGTTGTTTTTAACACAATCACAAACGTACAAATCAACCAAGACTCAAACTTTTCAAGGTCTTTCTATGTTGGATCTCCAGTCCCAGAAGGCGATCAATCAATTGAAGGTTGGTCTGGTCAATTTGACTTTGAAGTAAAAAATGCAATTGCTGAAGAATTTATTGACGCTCTTATTGCTAATAATCTTAATGGGATTGGTGTTACAGAAGACACATTTATAGATACTGAAATCTACCCAGACGGAACTAAAGCGACTTATGTTTATTTTGACTGCCAGTTTAGTCTTTCTAAGACTAAGCCAGGCCTTAATGAAAAAGTAACTAAGACAATCAATTTTCAATCCGCTGGAAGATTGAGAGTTTAATTAAGATAAAAAATAGAGGGTCAATATAGGCCCTCTATAGATACATAAAGTTAAAAAGGAGTATTTATGAGTGAAGAAAAACAGCAAGTCAACGTAACAAAGTTCACACTATCTACAGGTAAAGAAATCTTTCTAAGAGAGCCGAAAATTTCTGATACCGAACACGCCACAAAAATTGCTGGAATGGAAGCAGGGCCAGAAAATACGGCCTATCTTGGGACTCTTTTTCAAAAAGAAATGGTCAAGCTTTTGTTGGTTGCCGTTGATGGCAAGCAGTTAAGCTTAAAAGAAAAAATGTCTATGGACTCTCTATTTAACATGAAAGAATACGGTCAAGTATCGAGATGCATGAAAGTTGTTCTTGGAGATGATGACGGGGGAAAGTTCGAACTAACCCCAGAAATAGTGACTTTATAAGGCAACTTTGCTGGGTTCAAAGATACTGTTCTATCTCAAGGCATGAAATTTACAATATGACTCCTGCTGAATTTAAGATATACTGTGATAAGTTGAATGAAATTTTATCAGAAGAATCAGGTAAGAAATAATGTCAATAAGTGCCTTTGCAGTAGTTTCAGAATTTAGATTTGATGTTGCAGATGCCATTATTGGCACTGGAAAACTTCAAGACAAGGTAGATGGCCTCTCTAATTCCGTTCAGGGCGCTTTGGATTCAGTTCAGGCGCTTGGAATGGGGTTTATAGCTAATTTTAGCGGTTCCAGTGCTGGTATTTTAGGCTTTCTTGGAAATGCTATTTCCATGAGTGATAGGTTTACTCAATCTCAAATTTCTTTTGTTCAAATTATAGATTCCAATATGGCCCACCTTGATGGAACGATTGGAAATATGAATGAGCAAATGCTTACATCTCGAAAGATCATGAATGAAATAGCTGGTGATGCCAGAAAGTTTGGTTTACCAGCTAATCAATTATTGCAGATGACTAAAACTCTTAGTGCAATGCTTGTCCCAAAAGGTCTGGCCGGAGATAATTTTAGCGGTGCTAGAACAATGTCTAGGAACTTACTTAAATCTGCTCCTAACCTGGGGATTAATCCTGCTGATGTACAGGGGCAGCTATTGAGGTCTATTGAGGGTTCGGCCTCTATGGGTGACACATTATTTAGAAGATTGATTACAGAGGCTCCTGAATCCTTTAAAGAGAATAATGTTACTGATGCTAAAAGCTTTAATGTTTTAGATGCCAAGAAAAGATTCGATATTTTAAATGAATCCTTATCCAAGTTTGCAAATAACGCAAAGATTGTGGATATGATGGCGAATACTCTTGGCGGTGTAATGCAGTCAATCCGTGACTTATTTATGTCGTTTAATTCAATTTTAAAGCCTTTGGGCGACGTTATACTCCCTCCATTGATTAAAGTGCTACAAATGGCCATAAAGTACTTAGATAATCAAGGTCGTCAAATAGTGGAGTCTATGGCGAGGTTTATTAAGCCTCTTATCGAAAATCCAAGAGAAATGCTTTTAAATCTACAGAGCCTTGCAGGACTCTCCAAAGATATTGCTCAAGCTGGGGGCATTGTTACCCTTGCTGTTGGACTGGCCCACCTAGGGGAAATCCTACACTTTATGTCTGGAATCCCTATTTTAGCTGGGATCGTTAAGCCTCTACAGATGCTTTATGACATATTATTAAAATTGCCTGTTATTGGTGGAATATTAACCAGCTTAACAGCAATGTTTAACGTAGGAGTCGTGGTCAGTTTTGGTGGAGCGATAAAAGCCCTAGGGATTACTCTTGTTAAGATGGCGGGATTATTTGCCGTTTTATTAATTCCAATTATGGGATTTACTAGGGCCATGGCCAGGATCAAACTCGACTCACTTGATTGGATTGCTAATAATATGTCAGGTCTAATTGATTCCTTTGCATCTTTAAAGAGAAGCCTTTCAATTATGTTTTCTCCTATCATGGATTTGATTACAGGTTGGGAAGAATTGTTCTATTTAATATTTTCTGGTACTGGTGC